ACGATACCGGCGGATCGATGGGAGGAAGATCGTCGGCTTCCTCTTCGAGTGTCGTATCGTCTTCGGCTCCCTCGGGCTGTTCGGCCTCCGGGTCTGCCTGCCCTTCTTCTTCCTCCTGAATGCCGAACTCGTCGGCCGCCATCTGCTCGAAATAGTCCTTGGGATTCTCGGCAGCGGGCGTGTTGGCCTCGCCTCCGACTGGAGTTGCCTCCTGGGTCGTCATGGCTTTGGTCCTTTTTTCAGGCTTCTTATTGCCGCTCGTGAGCGGATCAGGCGCGTGTTGCGCTGATGGGGTGGCAGGTAGGCCCTGCTCTTATTGTTATCTCGGAACCATGTTCAGCAGCCGCCGCTGGGGAGCGGTCATCTGCTCAACCTTGTCGGCCCTGAGCTTCGATTGCTTGGCAAGCTCGCCGTCCGTGATCGCTTCGGTCAGCCCCGAACGGACTGACGCGAGGATGGTGAGCGCACAGGAAAGCGCGGTCTGCTTGTCGCTTCTCGCCCTGTACGAATATTCGCTTGTCGAAACCTCGCGGAGCCGCTTGAGGTAGGTCGCCTCGATCTCGTCCAGCAGTGGGCCGACGAACTCTTCCAGTGCCGCCCTTGCCCGATGTGCTCGGGCGATGCGCTCAGCTTCGGTCAATGATCCGTCTCCGCATCAGGTCCAGCTTGCCCAGCAGCTCCTCAAGCGAAACCGCTGTCATCGTGTGCAACTCAGCAATCAGCTCGGCCAGCAATTCTGGGTCGGTGTTGACGCTGATGCTCATTTGTTGAGCTGCCCGCCCTGACGCAGCTTCTTGATCTTCGCCTGGTTCTCGGACTCGGCCAGCCTTTGCTCGTGCGCCTGCTGGTGCGCGTCCATCACCATCTGATGAGCGTCGAGCCACGCCTGGAGGTTCTGCTGGCGTGTCGCCAGATCGGCTTCCATCTGCGCCCGTGCATTGGCAATGGCCTCGTCGCTCTCATGCTTCTGCGCCATCAAGGCGAGCTTGGCCTGACCCTCCTGCTGCGCCTGCTGCAATTGCTGCTGCTTCATCTGAAGCTCGCCCTGCAACTTCATCACCGCCGGATCGGGCTGAGGCTGCTGCGGATTGTCGTCGGGGTGCGTGTAGAGGTCGTTGGGAGGCAGGCCCGCATCCTTGGCGGCGGCCGTAAGATTGTTGAACACGTTCTCCCACGTCACGATCGGGGACTGCGCGGCCATCAGCATCGAATGCGACTGCGCCACCATGTTGCGGTACATCAGCCGCTCGTCCTTGGAGCCGGAGCCAAGCCCGACCCGGACATTCACCTCCATGTCCTCGGGCCATTGCTGGGGATCGACTTGGCGGTATTCACCATCGACCCTGATCTGGAAGGGCTCGGCATAGCGCCGCATCAGCCCGACCTTCTTCATGAACAGCCGCGACACGCCTTCCGCGAAGTTGCGGATGATGTAGCGCTCCATCTGCTGACCGCGGGACATGAGCATCGCCTGCCCCTGCGCCGTGTCGTTCAGCGTATCCTCGTCAACGCCCTTGTTGAGCCGGGTAATGCCGGTTCTCGATTCACGCTGGCGGATCTTGAACTCGATCGCCTGCATCGCCGTGCCTGAAACGTCTGCACGAACCTCGGGGATCGGCGGCGTGCCACCGGTGAAGCGGACGATGCGCCCCGGCCTTACCGTAAGCAGGTCATCAATCGTATGGTCCCCAACCGCGTCCTCGTGAACGAACGTCCCTGGAGCAAGCTGGAGATAGAGCGAGTCCAGCATGGAGCGTTCGAGCACGGTGTTGACGCGCTGAATGTCCATCGTCTTGTCGGCCAACGATTGACCGATCAGCCGGCCCTGCATCGGATACGGGCACCAATATTCGAAGGGCTGGTAATCCGTCTCCTCGATGGCGAGGACCGTGTTTCCTACGCGGTGAACGCAGAGCCTTTCAGCAAGTCCATCGCCATTCAGGTCGTAGAGGACATATTCCTCGTTGAGCCACACCTTGCGGTTGGCACCTTCGCGGTCGAGGATACCGTACCAGTTGTTCCTGCCGTCATCCCTTGCATTGCCCAGAGCATTCATGAACGGGCTGTTGCCTTGCGAAAGGTCGATGCCCTTCACGTCGAAGCCCATCTCGGTAAGCTCTGAAACGCTCTTCTCGGTGATGTGCGCGAGATAAACCGCAGTATCCAGATCCCGCGCATCGGGAGCGACGCGGAACTCTTCAAGCGGGACGTAATAATCGGGGAAGGTCGCCGCCATCTCCTCAAGGCTGACGGCGTGGATCAGTGGCGAACCGTCAACCGGATGCTGCTGGTCGGTCTCCTGCGCTTCAATCGCATTTTCCGGCATCATCGCCGGGTGATACAGGCCCTCGACACGCTTGCGCTTGCGCTCGACGCAGGTCTTGACGATGCCGATCTTTTCTAACAGCCCGCCCTTGCCCCAGTCGTGCAGCAGCCGGTATCCGCTCTTCTTGCGGAACAGGTAGTGCATCGCCTCGGTGGCGTCGTCGCAGGCGTCCTCGTCCTCTTCGCTCGGCGGCTCGAACTCGACCACACGCCCAGAAGCCACGAACGGCTCCAGCATCGAGGTCAGCATGTAGTCCGCAGTCTCGGCGACATCGCGGGCGACAACCTGTGAGCGCCCGTCCTCCTCGTCGCCATATTCGGCGCCGTTGTAGGAGTTGATCGCAGCTTCCACCTCTTCCAGCAGAGTCCCGTCGTAGGCGCGGGATTCTTCGGCCTGGAGGAAGGCGAGGAACTGAGGATCGACTTCAGTCATACGATCCCCTTCGAAGTGTATTTGATCTGCTGTTTCTGCCGCGGCTCTTCGTGCGCGATGCACATCAGCCCAAATGCGTCGGCCCCGTGCGATGACCAGTCATGCTCAGGCCCAAGCCCGATGTTGCGCTGATCGTCGCGCTTCTCGTGATACCAGCCCAGCGCATCCCTGCCGGCCTCGGTGGTTTTCTCGTTGAACCGGATCGACGGGAACAGCCGCCTAGCGGCCTCGACCCGCTTCATCGCGGCCTGCTTGCCCTGGTTCTTCACCACCTCGACGCGGAAGCCCGCTGACCGGATATGGTCCTCGAACTTCTCTGCCGTCAGGTGATCGGCCGCCGCCCCATCGTGGGGCAGGTAGCACCTTGCCTCGTAGCCTTTCGACCTGAGCCAGTTGAGATGCGAGCCGAGCGGCTGCCCGACCGCCTCGTAATAATCGAGCACCCTGATTTGCGAGCCGATAAACTGGGCGACCCATATGGCCGTCGCGTCCCTCGTACCGATGTCCCAGAACGCCTTGTATTCCATCAGCGGATCGGGATCGACTTCCGCAATCCGGCCTTGCTCTTTCGCCAGCGCCAGATCCTTGGCGTAATACGCGCCCTCGGCAACCGTGATGTAGCCGCCTTCCCAGATGTGGTCGTATTGGTCGGGCTGCATCCGAAGGCAGTCCTGGCGCTCCTGTTCGAGCTCGGCAGGAAACCACTCGTTCGAGTCCCAGTTCGCCCGCACCACCTTGGCGTCGGTAGGCAGCTCATCGCCCCTCAGCATCAGGTCAACGGGATCGGTCTTCAGCCGCGGGTTCCAGCTGAACCACAGTTCCGAGCTAGGCTTGCGGATCGTGGGGCGCAGCAGGTTCAGCGACTTCGGGCTGACGGTCTGGGCCTCTTCCACCCACGCCACATCGAAGCCCTCATATGACTTGATCGATTCCGCCGTATGATCCTGAAGGCCGGCGAAGACGATCAGCCCGTCTCCCGGCGTCTTGATCTGCGCTTCCTGAATGTCGAACAGATGCCCGACGCCGCGCTCGACAATCTTCTGCTCCAGCAGCCGCTTCGCCGATTCCTTCAGCGACTTCTGGATTTCACGGCAGCAGAGCGCCCGGAAACCAGGCCGGACCAATGCCTGAATAATCATCCAGTCGGCGAAGAACTGCGACTTGCCCGATCCGCGTCCGCCATATGCCCCCTTGTAGCGTGACGGCTTGCACAGCGGCTCGAACGCCCTTCCGATGACCGGCCTCAGCCAGCCATCAGGACTCAGCGCTATCTGATCGGCCAAATCGTATCTCGATGCCCTTCAGCGCGATTGCGCCCGAATGGACGTGCTTCTGATCCTTGTTGTCCGAGAATGCGTTCGAGAGCTTGCCCAGATACCAGCGGTCAGCATCGAACGCCAAGCGGCCTTTCGCCGCATCTTCCGCCGTCTGCGCCCTGATCCTGGCCTGCTCGGCAAGGTAGTGAAATCCATCCTCGCGCGCACGCGTAACTGCCAAGTCGAATGTTTCGTCCGCTTTCTGCCATTGCCTGACAGTTTCGCGGCTCGGCATTCCTTCGTCTTTGCAGATCGAGAGGAGGCTTCTGCCTTTCTCCAGCTCTTCAATGATGGTTTGCCGAGCGTCGGTCATTGTATGCCTCTCGTTTCAGCTCCGTTGCCGGTGGGCTGTCTTGGGCGTTATCGTGTGCGGCTCTCGATCATCGCCATTGCGCTATCGGCCAATGCGAAGAACATGCCGACCATCAATGATGCTATCGCTATCTCTGCCGACTTAATGAGGAAGCGCTTCATTCGTCGTTGAACAGCGTATCGAGTGCGAGCCGCTTTGCAGCTTCGTGCATCCCGACCGCCTCGTAAATTGGAATGTCGTCGCCCCAGCTTTCGGTTGTCAGGCCTTCCGGGCTATCGATGAGCACGATCACTCGCGACACGTCGCCATATCTCCCTG